CCACCACCAAATGCACCTGCTTGTTGTGCTCTTTGTCTTAATGCTGCTATACCTTGTTGCTGTTGTCTATCTAATGCAGCAGTTGTTGCATCAATAACTTCCCTTTGGTAAGGGGACATAAATTCTTGATATGAATCTGGACCATAACTTAATGCAGCTCCTCTAGTAGCTACATCTTTTTCTAATTGTGAACGGTCAGCAACAAATTCTCTACCTGTATAATCTTGTGGTGTTAATGCTGTTTTTAATAGCGGAAGACCTGCTTCCGTAATACCCATTCCCGCTGCTTGTATAAACGGTTCTCTTTGTGAAATCTGTGTTGTTGTTGCCATTATATTACTGCTTCCATTCCTTCCATGGTATTGAACATTCTTCTAGCACCTTCTTTACCTTGTGATTCCTCAGATATACTACCACCTTCTTCTAGATTTTTCATCACATTTTCCATTACTTCTGCACCTTTGTCAATATCTCCATCGCCGGCGTTTCTAACAGCATCTGCTGTCATTACAAATTCATTTAAACTTAATCTAGCTGGCACATCATCAGCTCTTTCTTTTTCTCCTATTGGTACAAAACCACCGTCATTTCTATAGTCTTTTTCTATACCACCAAGATCCATAATACCACCTTCAGCAGCCATAACTCTATCTGATTTTGTATCAATCATTTTACCCATTCTATCAAATTCTTCTCTAGCTTTTTTAGCTGCATCTTCTGGTGAAAAACCCATATCTAAATATTCTTCAAAGAGACGTTCTAAAATTTCGTCGTTTTGAGCATTAGATGCCATTAAAACATCACCACCCATATCATATCCAGGTCTTGTATTTGGCATTGGTAAAGCTCCTGCTATACCAGTTTGTATTGGCATAACACTACCACCTCCCATGTATCCGTATCTATCTAACATGTCATTAATCTCATCGTCTGTGCCCCAATTAGCATTTTTAAATATTTTAAACAATTCTGGTCTATCATCTGATCTACTATAACCATCATCAAAATTTTCATTATAATTGTCTAAAAAAGCTTTAGCTGAATCCATAGATCCTGCTGTAATTCCAAATGTAGCTTTTGATTTAAAGTTTTCTAAACCACTACCAGAAGTTAATTTTCCTGCACTACTAGCAACTTTTTCCGCTACTTGTCCTATTTTAGATGGTGTAAATTTTTCAGGACTCATTAAATTTTCTATTACTCCTTCGGTGTCATAAGTAGCTGATTCAATACCACCTGTTGTTCCATCAGCTTTCATATATTTAGCTGGTTCAAATTTTCCTGGAAATCTTTTAGCTATGCTTGAAGCTCCTGTTTCAACTAATTTAGGTAAAGCTGCCGTTATACCTGTTCTTAATACATCTCTAAAATCAGCATCTTCATCTACAACGCCTCTAGTTAATGCTGCTTTAAGAAATTCATTTCCACCATACTTTGCAAAAGCTGCAGGAAGTCCTGGTATACCAGGTAAAAACATAGACGCAGCATAAGGCACAAAAGGTCTTATTTCTTTTGGTATAATTTTTCTAATTGGACGAGTTACTTTTCTAAATATTTTTCTTAATCCCATGATATTCCTATTGTGATGATAGCAAGTGGGCTGCTTGTAGAGTTATGCCCAATCTATCCAATTTATTACCTTTTCCTATAACAGTCAATATACTATTCCTTTGTAGCTGTGCCTAAAGGAGGCATTTTTGCTACTTTTATCTTAACAGATCTAGTTACATCGTCTTTAACAGTGTCTGTATCTGGGTTATTAATATCGTCTTCTGCTTCTTTATCAGAGGCATATTCTTTGTTAGTTTTCTTGTTTCTTAGTACTATTTCTGCCTCACATTTAACAACAGGTACTTGTTTACCATCTATTGTTATATATTCGACACCACCTTTTTCTATAAACATTTTAACTCCTATTCATTTCTAGCATTGATATCACAATATGCAATCTGTTTCCAGTTGCAGGGGTAGCTTTTAATATCTCGCTTTCCATCATAATCAATGGATTTGTTAATAATTCTACAGTTGCATTTGAAGCAACAGCTTTTACTTTAAATAAACTAAACACGGTCCCCGCTGCATTAGTAAGGGTTAGGGTAATAGTATCCCCGCTTCCCGAATCGTCGTTAACTAATATAGATTTGACTATAGATCTAGAGTCAGAAGGCACAGTATATACTGTAGTAGCTGATGCTGCTGTTAGATCTGTCTTTGTGTTCTTATATATATTAGCCATTATTTAATAAAGTATGCAAATCTCTCTTGTTCTTGTTTTATCTCATCAAGAAACGTAGAGTTTAATTGTTCAGTTATAGTTGTAATAACTCTGTTAATTTGTTTCTGGTTAGAGAAATCATATTCTGTTTTTGGTTCTGGTACTTTAACGTTTATCTTTGCCATTATTCTCCACTACCATAATCTTGTGTACTAGCACCTGCATAACTTCCATCAGCTCCTTCATATGAAGCTTGTGTTGCTGCGCTTGCTCCACCAGATCCATAATCTTGATAACCCATTCTATTTATTTCTTGTTGTGCTCTTGCTAAAGCGTCTGCTAATGCTTTTTCTTCTTGTGCTTTTATTTGAGCAGCAGCTTGTTCATAGAAATTTTTTCTTCTGTTTGCAGAGTCAGTTTTAAATTTCATTACAGATAATTGTTTTGCTTTATCTTTAACATATTGATTGTAATTACCCCTTGCTGATACAATGTTTATTCCATATGGATCTTTAGTAGGATCTTCATCCGAACCAAATGAATCTATATTAAATACATCATTAACATTTAATCCCGCAATACCTCTTGTAGATTCATCTCCTCTTTTACCAAAAGAACTAAGTACATTACCCATAATACCACCCTTTGAAAAAAAATCTCCAACAGGTCCAAGTTTATCTATTAAAGTGTTAATTCCACCTTTTATTCTATCTGTAAATCCTGGTATTCTACCAGTGTCATCAATTTCGTAAAGTTCTCCTTTTTCGTAATCAATGTATTCTGGATTAGCAATAAGACCTCCTCTTACGTTTGGACCTACAGTTGTCATTTTATAATCAACTTCTGGATAGTTTAAAGTTCCTTTATTTTGCATTGCCATTATTCCTTTGTCAGAATAAAAACCAAGTAATTCATTTAAAGGAACAGCATCGCTAACTGTAGAGGGAAATTGCATTGCTACAGAATTACTATTTAAAGGCATAGAAGACATATTATTTTCTATCTTAAATTGTTCATATTCTTGTTGCTGTTTAGGAGACATTTCTGATCCATCTAAATTAAAACCAGAATCTAATATTCCTTTGCTTGTTCTATCCGATAAACCTATTCTATAATCTAGTATACTCATTAGCACTTCCACCTTCTACGAGCTTGTCGTATTCTAGAGTTAGGATCGTTTCTAGTTTTTGCAGATGATCTTTTTAATTGTCCTAAAGATCTTGCACAATATGATTTTCTTCTTTTAGCTGCTTTAGATCCTTTTTTAACTTTACCAGTTACGGCTGTTTTTAATTTAGATCCTGGGTTAGCTCTTCTATATGCAGCTACACCAGCTCTTGTCATACCAGCACCTGATTTTGTAGATCTGTAATTTTTTTTATTTCTTGATATTGGGTTTTCTGATCTACCGCCTGATTTATAATATGTTCTCATTAATATTTATCCTTACCATTTGCAAACTCTCTTTGTCTGTCTTTTAATTTTTCAATATCATTAGAAGCTTTCTCTACTTGTTTTTGTAAAAACTCAATGTTAACTTTGTTGTGCATACCGTCTTCAATAGCTTTGTTAAGACGATCTACAGATTTATATAAATCTTCTACTAACATGTAAAGCTCCGCTTCTCCAGAAGACTTACCTAATTGTCCTCTAGGATATTTAATTCTAAATTCTGTGTTTTGATCAAGATCTTTTGACATTAATTCAATAGTTGTTGAGTGCTGATTGAGGGTTTCATGTAAACCAAAATATGCCCAAGTTCCAATTGCTACCATTGCAATTAAACTAGCAACAGTTTTCATTGGCATTTGCACTGCTGCTTCTTCTGATATCTTTAAAGGTTTTGCCATTATCTTCTACCGTCCGGTCTTAAGTCTAAATTAATTGTTCCAAATCTCCATGTCTCACTAACTGCATCATTTTCTATCTTTATATTTGCATAACGTCCTCTAGCTCTTGTGTCAAATTTAAGACTACTAGATGTAATAGTAAAAGGACTTAATGCAGTATTTGTACTAGATTGTGATGGAAATCTTTTTACTGCTAGTGTTAGTTTAGCATTACCTTGTATATTTTTAAAGTCTGGAATAAATCTTTTTAATGATAAGAAAAACTCACCATCTGTTTCTTCTGTTTTAATATCAAAATCAAATGATTTAGCAAAAGAAGTAACTGTTGTTTTACTACCATCAGCATTAACTTGATCGGTCCCCGTTTCGTGCTCAAATATTGTTGTACCACCTAATCCTGTTATACCTCTAACTACTGGAAATGTACCATTTGTGCTTGAGCTATATTTAGTTGCATATGGTTTAGGATATACAGAAGCGTCAAGCCATGTTGTTCTAGCTTCATTTCCTGTATACCAAATAGTTGCTTTACTAGTAGCTGTTTCTCCATAATTATAAACTACATATCTGTCATTAAAATCTTCTCCTGAACTAGGATAATACCAAACCACTTCTGTATATAAATTATTTAAACCACAATTAATTTGTTGTCCTTTTGTAGATTCAATATCATCGTAAACATAATCTTCTACAGAACATTCTAAAGATTTAACTGTACCATCAAATAAAAAGAAACCATTAGGACTCATCCAATACGCAACACCATCTATTTCTACAGCTGCATTCTGACCTATCAATCCACAGTTAGTACCTACTTGTTCAAAGCCAAATGTAAATGGAGCTCCTACAGTTTTCATTGTATAAAGTGCATTGTCTGTCCATATTAAAATTGTTTCTTTTGCTTTTAGTGCACCCATAATTTTTGTACCGTCTTGTAATCTTTGTGAGCCTGCTGTGTTAATAGCTGATGTATCATAAGTGTTTATATCTTCTGCGTTAGAGAATCTAATAAACATATCATCTTGAGTTGAATCTGTTCCTATTGTTGTTTCTGTACCACAATGAATTAAGTGTCTTGTTGTTGGTGATATTAAAGTTAATCTTGTAGCTGTTGGATTATTTGATGTAGAAAAATTAGATGTTGTAGTAGATGCTCTTGTTGTAAATCTAGCTGCGTCGCCGGCGTTCCAAGTAAATGTTTTACCATTTAAAATAGTGGCAACAAGCACTTCTCCAAAATTATCTAATGACCATAAACCTGGTTCTAGTGTTACATTAGATGCAGAAGCAGCACTACCAAATCCTCCCGTGTTCCAAGATTCTAATCCCCAACCATAACCATATGATTGTTCTGCCGGACCTATAGATTGTAAACATTTTATACTTAAGCTACCACCAGTAGATACAGTTGCACCTGCATTACTAGTTTGTGTAATTGTAAATGTGCCTGTAGTAGGAACAGATATAACTTGAAAGTATTTATCTTCAAAATCAGAGTTATTGTAGCCTGTTCCACCTGGTAGTGTTACAGAATCTAATTGTACGATGTCTCCAATAGATAATCCGTGTGCAGCTTTTGTAACTGTACAAGTAGCTGATCCATTTGTAGTTGCGATTGTAGCTGATGTTAAAGTTGTTCTAAGTGGTGTAATGTCATAAACCTCACCTTCAAAGTATGCTATTAAAAATTTATCTGTACCAATAATAACGTATCTATTACCTTCTAAATCTGTATATGCATGTTGCTTTCTTGCAACACCTACTAAAGTAGAAGCTAATAAAGAAGACCAACCACCAACTTTTTCTGGTAGGCCATATCTCCATCTAACATTATTAGAATCAACCCAACGACCAACTGCTCCAATCGTTGTATTTTGTTTATCAACTCCGGGTAAAAATCTGACTTGTTTAAGAGCCATTGTTGCTCCTATGATATTTTGGTCGTTTTGTAGACCCAACCTCTAGTCGCATTTGCATAGACCAAAGTAAAAGAAGCACTATTAGTATTTATAGTTAAATCACTAGCAGCACCATTTATATTAGATGAGTTACGACCAATAGTTATATTGTTTGAAGCAGCAAAATTACCACTGTCAACAATTGTTATTTGATCTCCTACAGCAGGTGATGCTGGTAGAGTCATTGTTGCAGCAGCATTAATTCCACTTGATGAAGTATTTACAAATAATTGATCACCAGCAACTGCTGTATAGTTACCAGTCGGTGTAAACCAACCTGATGATATTAAACCTTTATTTACATTTGTGCCGTCAGAATAAAGAATAGATGTAGAGCCAACAGGTAATGCAATACCAGTTCCAGAAACTGTTTTAACTGTTAATGTATATAAGTTAGCACCGCTGCCTCTAGTTGTAGCATCTTGTACAACATAAACTCTTTCAAAAGTATCAGGAACTGTAACAGTTCTATTAGCTACAAGAGTGCCTGTTAATTTAAGATATAAATTTTTACCGTTAGATGTAGCTCCTTGAGATATAGCTAAAGCAACATCTCCTGATCCTACAGCTACTGCTACGTATCCAGATGATGATTGTTCTAATTGTTGTAAATTTGCATTAGTGATGGTACCCCAAGTACCTGCTTTCTCACCTGTTGTTATTAGTTCTAAATTTAAATTACTACTATACGTTGATGCCATAATTCTCCTACGGGTTAAGCGGATCTATAGGTACCCATGTTCTATTTACATTTGGATCTATAGGGTCCCAAGATACCACAGAAATAGTGCCTGTGGCAAGGTTTAATCTATTACCTGTAATAACCACTGGGTATTCTATACCAGCAGTAGCATTACCTATTGATACATTTAGTCTATTTCCAGTTACAGAAAAGACTATATTTTGTGCGCCTACTCCGGCAAAAGTTGTTGCTGCAAAAGGTGTTGCTCCAAATAACATTATATATTAATCCAATTCTGTTCTGAGTTAGGGTCTACTTGAGTCCATATTCTAAAGTCAACCGGTGAATTACTTATGTTTAATCTATTACCTGTTGTAGCTATATTAGCTTTTCCAACCACATTAAAGTTTCCTGTGCCAAATGCAGTTGTAGATATATTCATTCTATTACCTGATATAACCACTGTAGCGTTTGCCTTAATAGTAGAATTACCAATAGATATATTTAATCTGTTTCCAGATAAAGTTACATTAGCTTTACCTATTACAGTTATATCACCTATAGATGTTTCTAATCCTACTCCTGTTGGTAAGACAGTAGCTTTACCAAATGCTGTTACACCATTCTTAGAAATATTTAATCTATTACCAGTTACCGGAACATCTCTTGGTGCTCTACCTTCTGCTGTTCCTGTAGCAACATTTAATCTACTACCAGTTAATACTTGTACTGCTTTAGCTATTACAGTTGGACTGCCTGTAGATATATTTAATCTATTACCAGTTACAGCTAAATCTAATGGAGCTGTTACATCTACATCACCGATTGTTACATTTAATCTGACGCCTTGTATGTTTACAAAGGCATTGGGACTAAAACCTTCAGCACTAAAAGGTGCCGCTGAAAAGGACGTAACACCAAAGAACATGTGTTACCCTGCTGTTGATGGAACGTTATTACTTCCCACTAATGGTTCTGCTGCAAATGCCATAAAAATATATTCTGAACCATTTGTATTAAAAGCACCATTTGTAGTTTTAATTTTAAAACCAGTTGCTTTAAAATCTACATTGTAATTAGATGAAGTTGCTTCAGCATTACTTGTGTTTGCTTCAAATATATAATTATGAGGATTTAAGTCGTACTTTGAACCACTTACAGTTGGTCTTTGATTATCCATCATAATCCAAGCAGCAGTAGCTTTCTTTTTTATAATAATAAAAGCTGGTTTAAATCCACAGTAAGCGAAACAAGCATCACTAATATTACCTGTGCCCTTAAAAGATCCAAATTTACTAAAACCAGGTTTTTCTGCCCAACACCATGCTTCTAAAACTTGACCATTACCCCATTCATTACCTATACTAAAGACAGAGCTAGTTGGTGCAGTATCATTCCATCTATTTGTAGCTGTACCCTCAGCTTGGTTTTCGTTTAATTCATAATATTTTGTTGCTCCAGCATCACCATGATAAACTTGATAAGCACCTGTGCTATCTATTCGTTTTACCCAAATCCATTTTGGAGCTACTCCTAGACCATGACCTATAGTTGCTGCACTTCCTGTAGCTGTAAATTTACTTATACTAAATCCTGAAACAGTATTTACAGATGTAGTTGTAGTATTTATAGAACCATCTGTATTTGATGAACCTGCTGTACCTTGTGTTTTCCAATTATAAGAAGCAAAGTTATCACTATTTGCATTTACATCACCAAAGTTATTTAGTGTAAAACCATCAGAATCAAAAGATGTTAAAGAATTAGAATATTGAGCACTTGCTTCATTTGTGTCAGCAGACAATCTGTATGTTGCACCTCTAACAACATCAAACAACATGTGTGAATTAGCTGAAGATCTATTTTTTATCCAAGTAAAATCTGGTTTAAAACCTACTCCAGTAATAGCATTTGAACTATTATTTCCTGTGTATGGTTTAGTGTTAAAATGTGCCGTTGATTTTGAAACATTAGTATAAGGCATTAGTTACTTCCTCCATATAAGTTAATATTATTTGTGCATATTGCATAAAAATTTTTACTACTACCATCAAAAGTTCCTGTGCTTGGATTGTATTTAAACTCACCCTCTCCATTAGCATCAGCATAAGTTGTGCCAGTTAATTGATTAGCTCCGTTTGTGCCATTACCAAAATTAACATTTGATGTACCATTTCCATAATTAGAAACAACAGGATAATATGCTTGAACATTATAATTACTTGTTCCCTCAATAGTAAACCCAGTTCCTGAATTTTGAATTGTACCATTTTTTGCAAAATATAATTTATTATTATCTAAATCAATATAACAACCTATTACATCTGAATTTGCATAAGAAGCTCCATAAGAAGTGCTAGTAGAAGCACTATTATTTGAATAATACATATTACCATTATTACCATAATATGGTGGTATATATTCATAATTAATTAAATCTCCATCTACTATTGGTGTTCCTTTATGAAATAAATGTCTCCATAACGTATTATTTTTATAGTAATCTGTTATATTTATCCAAAAACTAAAAGTAAAACTATCTCCTGTGCGTGGTTTTATTATGTCACTACTTGTAAGTGTAGAAGAGAAATTACTATCAATTCTATCCATAACA